TACATTAGTTAAAGATATTTTATCATCAACAGTTGCTAAATATGTATGGCCAATGAGAGGTTCAATTGCAATGTTAACAGGTGAAGCTGCCACACCATGGCATTTAACAATAGGTAATCCATATGCACCTTTATTATCTCTTAATAACGTTAAAGTTAATAATGTTGAAGTTACATTTACCGGTGAAATGCAGTATAATGATATCCCTAAATATATAAAAGTGAATCTTGATTTAGATCAAGGGAGAAATATGGGTAAAAATGAAATATTAGATTCAATTGGAATTGAATATCAAAGAAAATACAATCAGATATAATGAAAATTTATACATTAGAAATATTAAAAAGAGGTATAAATGGTTTTTATGATTTATTTCAAAAAACTATAAGAAATTCACCAGAAATTTCAGTGATATCATTTATTGTAACGGAAGAATTTAATGGTAGAATAGACTTAATATCTAAATTTCTATATGGTACAACAGATTATATTGAAGAATTAATGGTTTTAAATAATATTATAAACCCATATTCTATAAAATCCGGTGATATAATATATGTAGTTGAAAGTTCAGACGAATTTAAATATTTATATGATTCTGATAAACAAGATAATAACCAAAAGGATAAAATTTTAAATATGAATAAAAGTAAATCAAGAACAATGGACACTAATAGGACAAATTATCCACCTACAATAAAACCAGATAATTTAAAACAATTAAATGTTAATTATAAAGAAAAAAAGATTACTATAATAAATAAATTTAAATAGAATGATAAAAGTTGTTGAAAGACCATCTATAACATTAAGAGAACTAGTCATCGATTACCAGGAAGATGTATCAAATAATGATGCGGACTATTATGCAGAAATGGTTGGTAAATATCCATATTTACAAATTGGAAATACTGTTATAGAAACAAATCATACAATACAAATTATTTTATATAATGATCAGTTTTTACCTAGAATTGAAGTACAGTTTAAAGAACCAACTAATAGAATGTTTGATCCATTATTCCCAACAGATGATGAAATACTAAGTTTATTTATCCAATCTAGTAGTGAATTATTAATGCCAGTAAGAATGGATTTTAAAATATTAGATTTTAATATCATAAAAAATAAAGACGGTGAAAAAAATGATTTAATTCACTCATTATCAGGTATATTAAATGTTAATAATTTATATTTTAGTCCATTTAAATCATATCCTATGACTAGTTTTGAATTATTAAAAACAATTGCAAAAGAATCAGAATTAGGATTTGCTACTAATATTGATAACACTAAAGACGGAATGATATGGATAAATCCAGGTAATACAAATGTGAATTTTATACAAGATGTTGTTAGTCATTCTTACATGAATGATAATACATATATGTATGCTTATATAGATTTTTATTATAATTTAAATTATGTTGATATAGAATCATGTATGAGTGAAGATATATCAGAACAAACAGGAATTTCATATTCTGCTAATCATATAAAACATAGAAATGGTGATGAACCAGAAGTTGATATGGTTTTAACAAATCATCCTGATAGACAAACATCAAATTTCTATATTAATAAATTTAATATAATGAATAGTTCAACAAATATTAATTTAGAAATAGGTTATAAATCATTTTTATCATATTATGATAAAAATGGTAATATTTTATATAAATTAATGATGGACACAATCACATCAACTGATAATAATGATGTTATATTAAAAGGTAAAGTTGGTGAAATAACCGAATTAAATGATAAATCAATAATGAATATTAATAATGGAAAATTAGATACCGATAATGTACATGAAAATTATTTATATTCTGAAAATCAAAATATAAGAAATTTAAAATCATTACAGAAAATAAAAACTAAAATTATTTTAACTATAATGAACTTTAATTTATATAGATTTCAAAAAATAAAGATGAAATTTTATAAAATGGATGATTTAAGTAAAGTTGATGATAAACCAATTAAAGTATCAAATAAAAACATAAATGAATCTATAAATAAAGATTTTGATGAACATAGATTAAATAAAAGATTAACTGGAGAATGGTTAATAACAGCAATAAATTATACATTTAATAAAGTCGGTGGATTTTCACAAGAAGTAACATTAGTAAAAAGAGAATTGGGATTTACAGATGAAGACTTTATATAAAATTAAGTAGATTATATGAGTAGAATAAATAGAAACACATTTAGAAATCAAGGTATGGAAGTTGTGGGTGCACCAGGTATGAATGAAGAAAAAAGTAAAGAGTATGTTATTCATAATTTAGGATATGTGGACGGTTATGGTGAATATATTAGCAAGTCAGGTGCTCATTTTGGACCTGAAATACAACAAAAAAATAAAATAACTAAAATATCAGGTGAAGAAGATAAATATAGTGGACAAAATAATTTTGGTATGTATGATATGCAAAGTGATATTTTTAAATCAATTTTAAATAAAGATTCACAAAAAATTGCATGGGGGTATGAATCTAAAAGAAATGATATACAAGATCCAACATATTTAATATTTGATATTAAAATAGATTATGATAATTCACCATTATTTAGTGACAAACCAATAAATAATATAAATTATAATACATCTAACTTTATTAAAAGTTATTCAGATAGCATACCAGAAATTAAAAATGATAATAGATATCAAATTTATACTAAATTTGTTGAAGAAATTAAAAAAATATTTCCATCTAATTATAAAGAAATAGATAATACAACTGGATATAAACAACATTATATAGAAAGTGTAACTGGATTAGACATTTTGAATAAAAAAATAATAAATTATCCAGATGATCAAATAACAATAACATTATCAGAGGATATAACAATGAGTGTACAATACATGACTGAATTATATAATAATTTAGTATATTCTTATACTTCTCATAGAATGATAATACCAGAAAATTTATTGAGATTTAATATATTTTTAGTTATAAGTGATTTTAGAAATATGACAGATGATACGTTGGGGATAAATAAAAAAGTACCAAATAATAATAAAACAGGTATAAATAAAAACCCATCAAAAATGTTATATATATTACATGATTGTCAATTTGATTTTTTTGAATCTAAAAATTATACAGATGAATTAACAAGAGGTGGATTTGGTGTTTCTAAACCTAATACTATTTCTAAATCATCTATTAAATTAAATTTTAAATCAATTAGTAAAATTATGATACCATCAATGATAGACAATTCAATGGTAATCGACTTAAAAGAAAAAATAATACAACCTTCAGATAGCGAAACAGTTGAAAGTTTCAATAAATTCAGTCAAATATTTGATGATACTAAACCAAAAGATAAAATTCCATTATTTGTAAAAGATGATACGAATCAAAGTAAAGTATTATCGAGATTAAAAGATTTTGCAAGAGGAGAAGTAGCACAAATAAGAAACGTTATTATTAATAAATTAAAAAGTGAAGTTACTAGTTTATCAGATCAAGGGCAATCTTGGATGAATGATAAAATGGGAATAACTATAACAAAAGTTAATGTTTATTATGATACAATAAAAGATAAAGCTAGTATGGCTGATAAGTTTGTTAACGATTTTATTGATAAAAATATAGGTACGGATAAGGAAAAATATAGAGAAAGATCTGATATATCTAATAATGATCCAATTGAAAATAGAAATAATTGGAGAAATAATGATGGTAATGTATATGAAGATAATGATAGAAACAGAAACAATTTAGGTGAAAATGGTACATATGATGTAGGTGATGATATAGACGGCAATGGAGATGGATACAATGAAAAATATCCAGATGGTAATGTATATGATGAAGATGAATAAAAAATAATATATTGATGAAATACACAAATATTGAATTTACTGGAATAGTAGAAAATAATATAGATCCTAAAAGAAAGGGTAGAATAAAAGTTAGAATACCAGGTATATATGATAATATACCAACTGGTCACATACCTTGGGCTTCTCCCCAAATAACACCAACTGGTGATTCATACAGCATACCACCATTAGGTAAATCAGTTAGTGTAATATTTGATAATGGAGATATTTATTTACCATATTATACATCAACTGATATGTATAACTTAAATTTACAAGATAAATTAGATAGTCTATCAGATGAAGATTATACTAATTTTTATGCAATTAGATTTAACCATAATACACAAATATATTCAGATAATGAAAAATTAATTATAGAACAATTATTAAATAAAATAAGAATTGATAATGATAATATCAATTTAGAATTAAAAGATAATAAAAGAAAAATTAATATAGGCACAAAAGATTCTGATCAAAGAGCAGTTTTAGGAGATCATTTTATAATGGATTGGTTTAAAGAATTTCTTAATATATTAGCTAAACCAACATCTTTAATTGGTAATACCGGTGTACCTATAGTTAAAACTGAATTAGATCAACATATATTAAATTTTTTAAAATTACCTGATAAATATGTATCTAAAAATGTTTTTATTGTAGATAATGATAAAGTTAATAAATTAGAAAGAGATACTATTACAAACGAAGTTGGTCATGATGATACAACAATAATAACACCAAATGAAGATAATCAAAATGGTAATAATGTAGAAAAATCAATCGATATTGATAACAATACAAAAGAAAATATAAAGAAAAACCAATCAACAAATTTAGAAGTAATTAAAAATATGTCAACAGATGGAACAACAATAGATACAAAAGAATATTTAACACCTAAAAAAAATAGAAATATTAAAAATAAAAAAAGTAAATATAATCACGAAAACAGAGAAAGAGTTGATAGGTTAAAATCTAAAGAAGTGATAAAAAGGAAAGGAGAAGATAATACATCTAAATCAAACACAAACTATGGTTTATATAAAAAGAAATAAACGGTATTAATATGTACCGTTTAATTCTTTTTCTAATTTATATAATTTTTTTTCTAGTTCTTTTAATTCTTCATTAGCAGACATCATCATTTTTTTATATTTTTTCCTTTCTTTATAAATATTACCCATAACTTGTTTAACAACACCATCTTCATTTTTAAATACTGCACCATTTAATGTTATTATAGAATTTTTATCTATTTTTATTTTATGATCATTAAATATTGAGTATATATCATCACCATTTTGTAATTTATGTATCATATCCATTATATCTTTACCTCTATCTTTAACTATCTTACCAAGATAAGAGTCCGCTGATATATTAAATTCTTGCATTGTAGTTGGATATAGTGATGCAAAATCAAAACAAACAGTCCAACTATTCATACCAGCAATTGGATCCTTAACCCACCCACCTTTTACATTCATGTCGTTATCACTATCTGATAAATCACGTTTACTATCGTCTTTAACAAAAACTACATTTTTTTCATTCCTCATCTTTTCTCTAAGAATTCCTTCTGTTACTGTTAAAGTTGTAAATGCATCAGGTACTCTAATTTTTGATAATGTCGCAATACCATACAATATATCAATATATTTCATTTTTAAATGTATCTGCTGAACAAGTGCAGAGTCAATTGCATTATATAATATGAATTTTTGATAATCATTTTCATATAAATATTTAAGATTACCCTCATAATTTATTTTTTTAACACCCAATACATTTTCTGATACAAAATCAAGACTTTGTGATTCTTTTACTTTAATTGAAGTATCCCATTTAGCATATAATTCCATATAGTCAATAATAACTCTATGTGCTGGTATTTCTGAATGATCATTTTGCATCCAAGATGCTCTTAAATTTCCTGTAAATGAAGAACAACTAGGATCAATTCCTAATTTTCTTGATCTGTTAACAAGGAAAACCCAGTCATAATTTACAAAATTCCAACCTGTTAATACTGACATTTTAGGTATCATTAATTTAAAAAAGTTAAGTAACATATCATACTCACTTTCATAATATCGATACATAAAATCATAATTTGTTTTGATTTTATCAAAATGATTATTTATACCATCCTTAATAGAATCAATTTCTGATTTATTTAATTTTTTTGTACCTAAAACTAAAACTTTATCTTTATTAACAATAGATACTGATTGTATTGCAGATTCTGCCAAATGAGGTTGTGGTTTTTTATCAATTATCTCATTTTCAATATCAATAAAGAATATATTTGGTTCTTTATAATCAAATAATAATTTTCTTTCTTCTACTGGTAATTTATCCAAAAAATCATATATTGAATATCTGTTTGGATGTTGTGTATAAATCTCTTTTATTGATTTACCATCCCATGTAACATATTTACCAGACTTGTCACTATCATTATCATCACATATTATAAATTTGGTTGGATTATTCCAAGGGTAATATTTTAATTTTATATTACCATTATCATCAATGTAACTTACAATTAACTTCTTTTGTCTGTACTCATAATCTATTAACATTTAAATATTGATTATTTTTTATTTTTATAAAAATTTTGTTAAAGAAAACCAACTGATATTCAGTCAGTTGGATGAATTTAACATTTAAAATCATTAAAATATTCAAAAAGGACTTTAAATATTTATTATATACTAAAGTAAATTAAAAGTTCTTTGAAATTATATATGGTTCTGAAATAAAATCTTGTTTCAGGTAAAATCATGAAAGTAAAATTTTAGCGATAACCAAGTTAAAATAATAAAATACAGTCTGGATCAGGGACTGATCAACGGACTTAAAACAAAAACACGGTGAGGCGTTCTCGTTAGAGAAGTCTATGAAACGTGAAACAAACAAATCTTTACCCTTTAGGGTTTAATAGTTTGTTTGTAGTTCATATCAAACTATATTATGATTGTTTAAAATAAATATATAAATTAAATTAAAAATTGTTTAATGAAGTGTAATAAACAAGTTATAAATGATTTTAAATCCATACACGGTGATATATATGATTATTCATTAATGGTTTATAATGGTTCTAAAAATAATATAAAAATAATATGCAAATATCATGGTATTTTTGAACAAAGACCAGATCATCATTTAAGGGGCAGTGGATGTCCACACTGTAGTAAAAACAAAAAATACACTAACATAACGTTTAAATTAAAATCAAATATAATACATAATAATTTATATGATTATTCACTAGTAGATTATAAAAATGCACATACAAATGTAAAAATAATATGCTCTAAACATGGTATATTTGAACAAACCCCACAAAATCATATAATTAAACAAACTGGTTGTCCATTTTGTTATAATGAAAATAGAACTTTAGAACAATCTGATGTTTTATTAAAATTTAATCTTATTCATAATAATTATTATGATTATAGTCAAGTTAATTATATGAATAATATGACAAAAGTTAAAATAATATGTCCAAAACACGGTGTTTTTAGACAAACACCAGCTAAACATTTATTAGGTCAAGGATGTCCTATTTGCAGGGAGTCGAAAGGAGAAAAAGAAATAAGGACATTCTTAGAAAATAATAATATAAAATATATAAATCAAAAATATTTTAAAGGGTGTAAATATAAAAGAAATTTAAAATTTGATTTTTATTTACCTGATTATAATACTTGTATAGAGTATGACGGTAAACAACATTTTATAATAAATGAATTTTTTGATAAAAAAGAAGATTTTGAAACTAGAATAAAAAGAGATCAAATAAAAAATAAATACTGTAAAAATAATAATATTCAGTTAATTAGAATAAAATACAATGAAAATATTGGAAAAAAATTAAACTTTTTAATTAATATATAATATATACTAATATACAAAATGCAAGAATGGTGTAGAGGTAGCACGGTTTACTTCCAGTAAATAGGGTTCGGTTCGATTCCGGTGTCTTTGCTCAAAAAAAACTCCGATTTAATTTTAAATCGGAGTTTTTATTTTACCAATTATTTTTAATATCATTAATTTCTGATTCTGTAAAAAAGTTTAAAACATCATAATTATCTATAAAATCTAAAATATCATATTTATCTGATAAGTCTAAAACATAATCTTTAAATGTCATTTCTATATCTTCCATTTGTTGTTTAGAAAAAACATCTTTTAATTTTAGATTAAGTGATATTATACTAAGGAAATCATGCATATCAACTTCTAATAAGAAATCATCGATAATTTTAGTATTGCCTTTAATATATTTTATAATATCATCGAATTCTACACCTAATCTAAATATATATTCTCCATTACTATTATCTATTAATTCTTTTATTTTTTCATCTTTTATTTCATTTTGTAAATTATATTTAAATATCAATTCTAGTGTTTCTGGTTCATCAGATTTATTAATAATATCTATAATATCAGATTTATTCATTATATTATATAAATCATTTTTCAATATTGTGTGAATTGATAAATGTGGTGGTACATCTTTAATCTTATCTAGTATTTCTTCTTCACTTTTTGGTTTTAAAAGATGTCTTATTGATTCTTTCATATAATTAATTTTATAAAATAAATTATTTAATTCATTATTTGATAATAATGATAGTATATCTGCTACATCCATTTTACCAAATAGAAAACCATTTAATTTTTTATATCTATTTTTAAGTGTATCATAATTAATATCTAAATTAATAGATAAAAATTCATATAATTCTGATAATGTATTAAATTTATCACCACACATATTATATAATATGTCTTCTTTTTTATCAGTTCTTAAATTATTAAATTTTTCTATTGAATCATTTTCGTCTTTTGGTTTTAAAAGGTGTTTAATTGATTCGTTAAATTGATTATATTTAGTTATCATTTATGTTTGAACTATTTTTTTATTATATATAAAAATAAAAAAATTAGATATGATAATAATTGGAATAGATCCTTCTTTAAGTTCAACTGCTATAACCATATATAAAAATAATAATTTTTCTTTATTTAATTATACTAATAAGAAATCCAATTATAAATGGATTAAAGAAATTAATAATATGGTAAATTTTAATTTTCACCAATTTGTTGATAATGATGATTTTTCAGAATCAGAAACTGAAAAAATTAAAATATATGATTTAATAACAGATAATATAGTAAATGATATAGAAAAAATGATTGATCAAGAAACTAAAGTTTTCATAGAAGGATATTCTTATTCATCAGCACAAGGTAGATTAATAGATTTAGTTGTATTTGGTACTTTGATACGTTATAAACTACTTAAAAATCCAAATATAACATTATATATAATTCCACCATCTACTCTTAAAAAAACCATATCAGAATACGTTTATCAAGTAGATAAAAAAGGAATTGCTAGAAATGAAAAAGGTAAAGCAGGTGGAGTTTTCGATAAAAAAGATATGATGGAATGTTTAATGAAATTAGATTTAGATAATAATTATTTAGAGTATATAAAAAATAATAGTGAAATATTATTAAAACCTAAAAATATCCCAAAACCATTTGATGATGTTAATGATTCTTTTTTGTTATGTTATTTCGGTATTAAAAATTAATATATAGTTTAAAATATATTAATTTTTAAATGAAGTATTTGAAAACATACAACGAATCAATTAAACATCTTTTAAAACCAAAGAGTGAAGAACATATATTAAAAGTATTAGAAGATGAAACATTAGAAGAACAATTTAGGTTACTTTTAATATATAATTTATATGATGCTGCTAAAGAAGTAGGTAGTAAAATTAAAAATTATTTTAATATTGATTATTTATTTTTTTATGGATTAATTGGTAAGAAAAAACCAGTTATATTTAATGATAATGATGTTAGTTTAATAGAAAAACAAATTAAAACAGATAACAATAATAGAAGTTTTGCACATTTTGGTATGATAGAAGGTGGACATGATCCTATAAGACAAAAAATGACAAGTTTATATATAAATGACAATGGTTATATTTATTTCATAAATAACTACAATCATTTTATAACTATTTATTATTTAAATAATAATAAAAAGATAAAATTATATTATATATGTCCAGATATAAAACATTTAATAATATTTTTAGATGATAATTTAATTAAAGTAAATCAAATTTATTAAAGAAATGAAGCACTTAAAAACATACAATGAATCAATAAGACATCTTTTAAAACCTAAAAGTAAAGATGATATATTGAAATCATTAAAAGATGAATATCGTGATGATGATTTATTACTTAAATCAGCAGAATATGGTGTTTTGGATTTATTAAGTGAAGAAGAAATTTTAAATGTGTTAAGTACATATCCTGACAATACACAGTATTTAATTTTAATTGGATTTGGTTTATATAAAATTTCTGAAAAATTTAAAGATGAAATTGATTATTTTCACACAAATTCTTCGTTTTTTCGAGAAGTAATTACAAAAAAAGAAATATTAAGTTTTGATAAATCAGAAATAAAAATAATAGAAAACTTTTTAGTAAATAAACCATTAGAATATTATAATTTTAATGAAGAAACGTTATATAAAAATGGTTATCATAGTTTATATATAGTTTATAATAATAATGGATTAATAATAAACAATTATAAATACTTTATAACAGTACAAACAAAGAAAGTGTACCAAGATGCATGGGTAGGATATTATATATGTCCAACATTTGATGAATTTTTAAAATTTTTAAATAATCATTTAAAAAAATAAAATATGAATTTAATATATAAATAAAAAAATAATATTAAGGTTATGTTAAAGTATAAATTATTTGAAAACTTACAAAAAGCTAAGAAGATATTAATCGATAGAAGAATAACTGAAAAAGATCCTAATTTCTTAAAACTGAGAGATATGTTATCTAGAAATATGGGATATATTGGACAATTCACAAAATGGATGTTTATTGATAGGACACCATTTGATGAACTAGAAGAAATTTTTAAACAATTAAAAAGTGTTAATATTGATAAACCAATCGAAACGTTTGAAAAAGCTGAAGATTTATTTGATTATATACAAAATTATGAGATCAATAAAAAAGTAAATCAGGTTATCAATTCTATACCTAGTAGAACAAGATCATTAGCAGATGATAAATTAAAAAAATTAATAGAATTAAATATCGATGTTGCTCCTATGATAAAAGATTTTTATTCAAAAAAAGGTGGTAAATTTAAAAATTCAAATGATTTATATAATGACACAAAAGGGTTAATTGAGAATATAAAAGGCGGATTTAATTTAGAAACGATTAAAAATAAATTAGAAGGTTTAAATGTTGATATTGTATTAGAATCAGAAGAAATGTTAATAGTTCAAGTTAATGATTATGATGCATCTTGTAAAATTGGTTCTAAATCGTGGTGTATATCTACATCTAATAGTTATTGGAATAGTTATGTTAATGAATTTACAAATCAATATTTTATATATGATTTTACTAAACCAATATCAGATAAAAGACATATGATAGGTGTAACAGTATCACCTGGTGGTAAATTTCACGCTGCTCATTATGCAGATGATAGTGCTGTTAGAGATTATTCAATATTTGATGAAATGTAATATGAAACATTTAAAAACATACAACGAATCAATATCATCATATTTAAAACCTAGAAAAGATGATGATATAAGAGATAAAATTAAAAATTTATCACCAAATCAGAAACTATTAAATGGTTCAGAATATGGTTTATTATGGTTAGTAGAAGAAGCATTACAAGAAGGAGCAGATCCATCATTTGATGATCAATCAGCATTTAATATCGCATGTGATTATGGTAATATAGAAATAGTTAAATTATTACTAAATGATAAAAGAATTGACCCATCAGATTTAACAGGTTTTATGTGGGCATTAGAAAGTAACCATTATAACATTATGGAATTATTATTAAAAGATGATAGAGTAGATCCAAGTATAAATGATAATGATGCAATAATATATTCATCTAATACTAGAAATTATAAATCAGTTAAAATTTTACTTAATGATAAAAGAGTTTTAAATAAATTAAACAAATCACAAATAAAATATTATAAGAATAAAATAAACACAATACAATGATAATAGAATGTTTTAATGAAGTAATTAATAATAAATTAGATTTAGGTGATGATATAAAAAAAAATCTTAAACAATATGTTGATACATATGAAGATGAACAATTATATTATATATTACAGGCACCAACTGGTATAAAAATAGATGATATATTTATACATTTTTTACCTAATATCGGATTTAGATGTTCTAATAGTAGACATCTAGGCAGATTACCTATATGTAATATTTTAAATAAAATTTTAAATAAAAAATATGATGAAATAATGAATAATAATTAGTTTATTGTTCATTATTTTCATCTTTATCTATGATATAAATATTTCCTTCTTTATCTATTATATAAACACTCTTATTATTTTGTACATAATTAAAATGTTTATATCTAAAATTATTATTAATTAATGTATAATTTTTAAATTCATCAAAATAATACGTAATACCATCTTCTAATCTATACATTCTATCTACAGTTGATGATAAACCATTATCACCATATGTTGTTGTTTTAATATAAAAATATTGATCAGAATTGTCTTTATCTAATCCATTCCAATTAATAACAAAATTGAAATTCGACAAATCATTTTTAAATAAATTAAAAGATTGTTGTTCATATAATTTACCAGTATCATCTTTAGTATATGTAATTACTTTTAAATCAAAATATTCTGGTACTATACCGGATTTAGTATAGAAACGAACTGATACTAACCAACTATCATTAAAATTTCTTGTTGATGTATAATTGAAATTAACTGAATCTATATTTTCATATGTTACGTGTTTTCTTACATTTATATCAGAATCAAAAGAAATTATATTTTTATTTATATTTTCGGATACACCTGTTATATCTCTAATATTAGAGTTAGCTGGCATTATATTTCTTCTTAACCAATTTTTTAACCCATTTAATTTATTCTGAACTTCTGTCAATGTATATAAATATGTATTATTACCTTCTTCGTCAGTTATTCTATATGTTAAATTAAAAAGACTTGTTTTAACATATTCTGTTCTTTTAGACATATCTTCGTCATATGACCATCCATCTATTTTTCTATCCATTAAATCAGGTACAACCACTCTTTTTAATTTTCTATAATATGGTGATTCTACATCTATATTCTTATAATATTCTACTAATTGTACATCATTGTATCCAAAATAATCGATACTATTTAATATTGAACGATATGAACCTATATAATTATAAATATCTGGATATATATCAAACATTTCCTTTCTTTTTCTATTTAATAATCTATAATCTACATTGTCATCTTTTATATCTGATTGTTTAAATATAAATACATCTTCTTCTAATATATTTATACCTAATAATTTTAAATTAGACTTATATCTTTCATCTTCTATTTCTGTTTCTCCATATATGTTAAATATACCTATTGTTTCTGGTAATTGTAATATTTCAAATTCGAATTCTTTATATTCAGTAGTAAAACTGTTCATATTTTTATCAAACGTTATTGTTCTTTCTGTAACATCTGTAATTAAATAATTATCATAATTCTCAAATATATATTGTTGTTTAGGCGATAAATCTTCAAAAATCATTTTAATGTATCTTTTTGTCTTGAATCCCATATTTAAAAAATTCACATTATTTGATAATGTTCCTTTAACTGATAATTTATTATCATACAGTTCAAAAAATATAGTATTTCCATCAGATTGACCATTGTATTTTATATTATCTACTCTTTCTATTATTAGATTTCTATTATCTACGCCTTCTTTATTACTACTGTAACCTATAAATGTTTCAATTGGTTTAGGTAATATAGATATGTTTGTATCATCTAATTTTTCTAGTTTAAAATCTAATTGTTCAAATATAGTTTGTTGTTTATACGGTAATTTTACATGATTTTTATTTTTATTTATTTCCCTATTTAATATAACTAAATTATCACCATCACATAATGGTTTAGGTCCAATATATTCATAATCAGGATTATTACCATATGGTTTTAAGTTTTCACCACTAACATCGTATAAAAACATACTATCATTTGAATCATCCTGCCATCTAAATCTATAATAAATATCAATATCATTAGATTCTCTTGGTCGTCTTAGATAATCTCTAGATTTTATTTTTAAATTTTCAACTATATCACTATAAACTGGACCTTGATAAGATAATTCTATTGTAGAAATGTTAGTATCATAATTGTGATTTATTCCAATAATATTAAATTCTTTATTATTTGATGGATAAGATGATCCACTTAATGATATTATCATACCAGTAGAATATCCAATATCCATAAAATTCACAGTATCAGTTGTTATTCTATTAGATGTTACAACCATACATTTATTTTTTGTTTCATTTAATATATAGGATGAATTTTTATTTACCTTTACTTTGAATTCATAAATATCTATATTTGGTTCATATGCACTAATATACATATGATTTAACACTGTCGTTCCAGATACAGTTGTACCATATGATAAATTTAATCCAATTTTATCAAATATATCATAATATAAACTAACAAAATCCTTTATTGTTTCTAATGTATTTGATGTAGTGCCAGAATTATCATTAAATGGTATATAATATTGTATAGAATTCATTGTTATTTGAAAACCATAATCTTGTGAATCATCATATAAATTAAATATAATATCAGCATTAAAAGATGTAGATAATTCATCACTTATATTAGTAGATTCATTATCTTGTAGTATATCATCTAATATTATATTATAATAATCTATATTACCATTTAATATATTATTATTAATATTTACATTAAAATAATTATTTTGACCAGTATATTTACCTTGAAAATATAATTTATTATTATGTTGGTATATATCTATTCCATTTAAATTAAATATATTTGAATATTTACTTATAATTATATTTATAGATTCAATAACGTCACTAATATCATTATTTATTTTATTTATTGGTTGTTCAAATGTAATTTTATTTGTATTAGATAAACAAAAAACATTTGATATATCTCCACCGTATGTATTATTTGATATAGATGGTTCGACAATTACTGTGTTTTGTTCATTCTTTTTTAATTTTTTGATTATATGATACATAACAGAATTTTGATTATGTATTTCACCATCTAATGTTAAAGTATTAATTGTATTACCAGTTTCTATAAATGATACTCTTCTAATTAATTTATCGTTTATAGAAAAATATTTATAATTTTCATCTACTCTAAATTCTATAAAATCATTTATATTTATATCTATATCTGACGGTATTTTTGCCTTATATATAGTTTCCATTGTACCATCATCTTCTTCATAATCATCTACTATAAATTCAACTAAAGTTCTAGCAATGTTTTCTTCTGTCATTATTGATTTAACTTCATATTCATTACTATCAAATAGATTTTCACCATTAATATCTTCAAATATAAATTTTGTTCCTATATCAATATTTGAATTCCTTCCATTTAGAAATTTTATTTTAAAATCAGCACCGTCTTGTATAAATCTTATGTTACCATTATATAATAATGGTCTTTCAGTTAATAATTCTAAATCAATTTTAATATTATTTAAACTTAATAAATTACTTAAATCATATTCTAAAAAATTAGTTTTAGTATAAGTTGTATTATTTACGGTATATACACCATCATTATATCCACTACCAACTAATGATATTTTTTCATTTGGTAATATACCAAATGTCGTATTATAATCTAAATATCTATCTGGTATAGATATACAATCATGTGATGTTATTTTTATATAATTATTTATATCTGGTATAGTATTTTTATCATATATTAATGTTGTTCCAATTGACATAAAATATGCATAATTTGATGTATTAGTTATTATCATTATATGATTTTTTCTAGTTCTTACAACCGAAAAATATTTATCTGGTGAAAAATCACCTGCTCCATTAATAAATGATATAACTGTACCAACTGGATATTTTCTATGTATATCTTCACCTGTGATCCATTTTGAGTAAAAATTATCATTTGAATTAACTATTCTTATCGTTTCTATTATATCATCTTTGTATCTACTTTTAGTAATATTCATACCTTCTGTATTATAAATTTCTTTATTTATAATATTCATATTATTACTATATTCAATAGAATCAACTGATTCTAATGTATAAATACATAATGTTTTAAATATATTTGAACTATTTGGTTCAAAAAATAATTTACCAGTCCATATTCCATTATTTAATCTAAAATTATAAGGATACCCATCTTTGTTATAAAAAACTAATTTATTTGTGTTTGACATTTAAGATAATATGATTTTTATTTATGATATATATAAATAATTAATAACCCAATTAAATGAACTTTTACCACTATTTTTACTATATATTTAAAATAAAAATAATAATAATTATGAGAATATCTTTAAAAGAAAATATTATATTTGAAACATTCAATAGTAAAAAAGATATGATGCAAAAAATATTAGATATGATAATTAAATCAGAAACTAATAAGATTTTATATAAAGGTAATCCAGTCGAGATTAACTATAAGTTAATGAAGAAGGTAATATTAGAAGATTATAAACAGAAAATAGAACCAGATAAAGTTAGAAACATTTATAAAGATGCAATAAAGTCTTCAGATAGAAATTTTTGTATTATTTATAAGGAAAATTAATATGATGAAAATTATAAATTATTTTTTATTTTATCAATTTTTTCTTTTCTTAAATCTTTAATAATATCATTTAATAATTCAGGATTATTTTTAACATAATCTTTGATAATATCATTGTCCACATAATCTAAATCTATATGTATTTTATCATATGTTATTGATATGCTATCGATATTATCTGATATAGTTATATTTGGACCATCATATATTATATTACCATTTATATCAATTATATTATTTTCCATCATTAATATTATTTTTTTATTTTATTAATTTTTTCTTCTCTTAAATCAGATAAGACAATCATTAATAACTCCCTATCATTCATTAATTCATCTTTTAATTGTTTTCTTCTAAATTCTTTATAATCTAAGGGTTCTTCAACTGATGTTTGTCCAGACATTGAAGACCAATTAATATTATATGAAGGATAAGTATATCCACTATTTGAATGATGTATTACTATTTTTGGGTTAATTACAGATACTAGATTATCATTTTCGTCTATATCATCAATATTAATAATATCTTCTTCTACTTCTCCCCCAAATAATTTAAATTTTAATTTTTTAATTAATTTTTTCATATTATATGTATTTAAATAACTTTTGAAACCAATTTCTATATGGTGTAATATCTTCATATTCTGGTTTTTTTCTTCTTAAATAATCTTCTCTTATTTTAAATTTTTCTGTTTCCCATCCACATTTTGGATTAGGACACCACATACTGAAAGTACTAAAGATTTTAGTACTACCTTATCTTATTAATCTAGTATCTGGTCTTTTAATTAAATTAGTTTTACAATCAGGACAAATTTCCGGTAATTCTTTATTTCCTATTTTCATAATTTTCTTTTTAGTTTTTTAATTTTTTGAATCCTATCATAATTAAAATATTCTTTTTCATTAAACCATTTATAACAATTTATACAACAGTACCGATGATCTTCTTCATCTTGTTTAAATACATGTCCTTTTATTCTACACCCTATAGTTTTATAGTATGGTGTTATAAAATTGTCTAAGATAAAAACTTTTCTATGATATTTATTATTGAATAATGGGTGAAATAATCTTTTAATTTCCTTGAAAAACTGTTTATACGAACCACAATATTTTAATCTATAATAAACATTAAGACTTTCTCTACTTGCTCCCATTTTTTATTTTTTGTATCTTTTTTAATCTATTTTCTAATAATATTTTATTATAATCAGTTTTAAATATAACATCACTAAAAGAAGGATAAGTTTCTATATCAAATAAAAACTTAATCCCTTCTTCTATTCCTTTTAATTTATCTTTTTTCATTATACACCAGTATGACCAAATCCACCTTGTCCTCTATCAGTTTTACCTAAATCTTCTATAGTATTTACCTTATCCCATTCTACTTGTTTAACTTCATTTATAACACCTTGTGCAATTCTATCACCATGTCTAATTTCAAATGAATTATGTAAATCTGTATTTAATAATATAACTCCCACATTTCCAGTATAATCTGGATCTACTGTACCTGGGGAATTAACAATTGTGATTCCATTTTTAAGAGCCAATCCACTTCTTGGTCTAACTTGTAATTCATAATTATCAGGTAATTTAATATGTAAATTAGTTGGTATTAATAC